ACCGCGTTCGCAGGTCAATGCTGTAATCGGTATCTGCCATTTTAAACGCTCAAAAAGTTATAGATGAAGTCGTCAACGTCGCCCTGCTCTTCCACCTCATCGCTGTTCTGCGCACCAATCGACATAGCCAGCGCAACCATGCCATCAATTCTTCCGCTGGATTTACCCTTAACAAACTTGCGGTTGCCTGCGGGATCGGTGATGACAGTTGCGTTTTTGGCGCACATTTCCAGAATCGGGTGGTTACCATGTTTCAGCTGAGCGCCAAGAAGCTTTGTTTCCAGCTCGCGCAGCGCGGGAGACATAGAAACAAATCCCTGACCAAACTCCACAAATCGCTCAAGTTCAGATTCGGTAAAACCGGTATCAATCAGATGCGGACGAAGAAAGCGCATGTTGTAGCGGTCAAAAGCAATGGCCCTGACATTGCAGTTGTCAAAAAGCTTTCTTAGCTCTTTTGCGATAAAGGCATACTCAATAGCCTTGCCCGGTGTCGTGTTCAGATAGCCCTGTTTCGCCCATATATCGTATGGCACGCGGTCGTTACGCGCCTTGTCAGCCAGTCCTTCAGCTGGGAGCCAGAATTTACTATGAACATCACCTTTTGCAGAGGTCAGTACCAGCGCCGTCAGGTCAGACACGCTCGACAGGTCCAGACCGCCCCAGACGGTGACGCCGTTCAGATCATCCGGCTCTTCTTTGTTCATGTGCCAGACGGTCTGGCTGACAAAGGGGCTTTTAGCCTCGACACGTCGGTTGAGTACGAGGTTTTCATATTCAGCCTGTCGCGACGGCAGTCGTTTGGCACTTGCGGCCATGTCCAGCACTTCCTGCTGATTCATGAAGACATCAAAGGCAGGATTGGCTAAACGGATTGCTTCAACTGAGAACGGGTCAATATCTTCCGGCGCAGTATCGATCCTCACAACCGTTCGCGGATCAGCGCCGGTAAGTCCGTCATCAATCAGCAGGCTGAGCAGATCACTGGCGTCAGGTGCCTGCGTACTGATGATGATGGAAATAGGGTTTTCTTGTGCTGCTGTCGCGGTTTCCAGCGCCTCATACAATGGGTCACGCGGACCACGAACCTGACCCAGCTCATCGTGAGCAACGAAACGCGGCGAGAAACCATATGCCGTGGTTGCCTCTGCGCTCAGGGCGCGGTAGTAAGAACCCAGGTCCGGGCAGTGAATCTCTTTTGCTGAGTCTTTTATGGCAACGTACTGCATGTGCGTGGGGTTCATGCGGCACATTTTGGATGCCAGATTGAACAGGATTGCCGCCTGATCGCGGGAACGGGCTGCAGAATAAAGCTGTGAGTTGTGCGCCGCCTCCGGTCCCACCAGGTAGAGGAGCATCAGCATAGCGGTTTCAACAGTTTTGGCGTTTTTACGGCCCCTGGTGATAATGCCGCGCCGGGTTCCGTGAACGTTGTCGAAAATCGCTCTGAAGTCATCCTTCATAAAAGGAGCCATCTTGAGTGGCTGCCCAACAAACTTACCTTCAGGGATCAGGATGTGCTTTTCGCACCAGGCAATATTTCTTTCAGCTCTTGTCAGAGTTTTTTTAACCATCAGCTAAGAGCCTCAGTCAATCTCCCAGGGCTTTTTATCACGCGCAAGATTGTTATTTGCGCGGCCCACCGTTTTCGGATCGGCGGTTGCCTGCCGGGTAATTCTGAGCCGGGTTGCCAGTGATGATGCAGAACGGACTTCCCGCTCACGCATGGTGAGCAGTTTGTCATAGCGCTTCAGCCCGTCCTCGCGCGACAGCCAGCTCAGCTCAAATTCTTCAATCTGCATCGTCAGCAATCGCGACTGAACAACATGACGGCAATACATTTCCATCATGTCGCGGTGAGTTTCTGTAAATGAATTTGCTGGATTGTCATTCACCAGCCGGACCCACACGCTAATCTCGGGATCGCTGAGATGAATGGACGGCTGCAGCCTGCTTTCAGCCAGAGCTGGCAGCGAGACAGCAGACGTCGCAGCCAGAGACTTTCTGCCTCGCTGTGCCATTACTTTTTCCTTTTTTTCTGGACGTTTTTAAAAAAGAAACTGAGGGCGCGGTCTTTAAGATTTTACTGCCAGAGTTTTGCCCCTCCCCCCCCTAGCCTGCATGGGCACAAGTGATAATCCTTCTCATTTGCAGCTTGACGCTCCAAAGTGGTGCGCCATCAGGCATCAAATGATATTGATTCTCATTTCTCGATGATTTGCAGGTTTTCACGTGACAGGCTGGCTGGCAACAGGCTCTTGCCGGTACCAATCGGGATCGACATGGTGACCGATGGCATGGTTTCGCCCACTTCATGACTGAACCCAATTGCTGTAACCGAATTGAACAGAACGCCGTCGATACTGAACTCAATCAGCTTGCCGTCTCTGTATTCAATCTTTAGGTCTTTCATTCATTTCTCCCGTTACCAGATAACGCGGCCATCATCGTCAAACTCAGTCACTGTTCCGCCATTCTCCAGACGCTGCTTCACGGAGTCATGACAGCGCTTGCAAAGTGACTGCAGGTTGTCGGGATCATGGAACAAAGCAACATCACCCTTGTGTGGCGTGATGTGGTCAACTATGGATGCTGAGATAACCTGATTTCGCCTGAGGTGGAACTCACATAGCGGTTGCTTCTGGAGCTGGTAATAGCGAAGTCGATACCATCGCTTAGTGTTATAGAGGTTATGCCAGGGTGAATTGCTAGCCATAAAGCGTTTCCTGCTGGCTTAATGTGTTTAACCCTCGGCAATGGTGAGACCACCAGCCGATGATTCAGTGTATTTATGCTGAAAAGTGAACTCAGTGAATGCAGTTTTCAGCACAAAATAAAAAACCGCCCGTAGGCGGCTGCTTTAAATTTTATTTTCTGCCATTTTTTTTCGGTTCACATATTCACCCCAAGGCTCCCCGTTTATACAAATACTTTCGGGAATTGCTTCTAAACGCTCAGGACAAATATCATCTGGGATTTTCAACTCTGCAATGCTCTTGAGGCGATCAAGCTCGCCGATTCTCATTGCATGATCAGCTGCTGTACAGCCAGACAATTGGTGATTTTCAGGCTTTGTCATAAACCCCTCCAAGTAATGTCAAATTACTATACCAGCTTCGCAACGCTTCACAGCGGGGCTAACCGTTATCCCTTGTCGGAGGGTTCTACTTTTTGAATGATGACAACCCCTTTCCGAGTTCTTATCTTTACTTCGCCATTCTCTACTTCAATATTGCCACTTCCGTCAGTTGCCACTTCAATGATTTCTCCTTCCACATCGTCAGCGGTTAGGCATCGGGTAATTTCTTTGCCATCAACAGTTACCCGGAAACGCTCTACACCCGGCATTACTTTAACGCCCGGATCATCATCTAATACCGTTATGCGCATATAACCTCCAGATACCATCATCAGGCGCACTCGCAAATGCGCCTTGTGATGAACTCAGCAATCTGAGTCTGGACGGGCTACAGCACGGCACGCGGCCATACAGGCACGCTGCATATCCTTATGTGATTCGCGCAACCATTCATGCGCGTCCCAGCATTCTGTCGAGTTCTGCAGGCTTGGTTCGGACTCCATATCCACCCCATGTTGTTGCAGCAAAGCAATGAAATGGCGGCTCAGCTCTTTGAACTGATTCATCTTGCCGATTTCGCCATAAGAGAGCGTCCGATAGCCCTTAACGGTGCTGCCGTCCTGCGGTTTTGCTTCGCTCATGATTTTCCTCTCATTAATGTTACCGCTTACGCTTGCAATGACGATGTATGCCTTTAATATTTCAGAACAACAATAAATAGTGTTCCTCTTTGAATGGCCCTGCACGGGGCCTTTTTTTAATCTTTGACTTTCATAACTGGTTCGATTGGCTGCACATGCGTGAACATGAAGCCTTCATAAGAATTTTTTATTGGTTAAACGCGGTTAATCCTCAGCAATGGTGAAGCCACCAGCCGATAATTCATTGTGTTTATGCTGAAAAGTGAACTCATTGAATGCAGTTTTCAGCACAAAAAAACCGCCCGGAGGCGGCTTAGTGCTCGTGTTTATTTATTAATGGATTACAAAGAGCGATTTGCAGTGCGGGCATAACAAAGCTTGCTCTTTTGAAACCTTCGTAACGGACTGCTTGGACGTTTTCCCGCAAACTGGACACTTAGCGTCAGTGTTGATTCTGGCGACACGGTCCATTACCTGACTGAAGTAGGACATGGTATTCGGCCTTTCTCATGAATGAGACTAATCATAACACTGCTGGTTGTTTTTTAATCACAACCATTACGACTAATC